AGATCCTGCTACAGGAATTGCATACGCTGAACGATAGTCTCTTGCTGCGTTACTCCCAGAGAGTTCTGTGGTAGCATTCTGCACGAAAAACTTATCGGTAGTTCCTGTATCGGAGTAAGAGTAAGTCTGTAGTAGCTTGTAGCCGCCACCCGAGACGACTAGATCAATAGTGCCATCACTGTCTTCGTATGTTGCGGCGATACCAGTCTCAGTGTTTCCAGTAAACATTCCCCCGACTATGTCTTGCACCTCTTCAGTGGAAAGCTGGGTATTTGTATCATTGTCGGCAGCAAAACTAAGGTTACCAGCACCATCAGTCTTCAGGAAATGACCGTCACTTCCATCAGCACTTGGAAGTGTCAACGTCAAACTCGAACCGAGAGTCGATGGTGCTTTTAATACAACACCATCTGTACCGTTATCAGTATCCTCCCTAAGTGTTATTGTAGCGCCGCTAGAAGCTGTGCCAGTAACATTTATACCTCTGTTGAATGTGACACCTGTAGTTGGTGAGATTGTATGTACGACAGTATCTGAATTACTAAACGTAAGGCTGTTCCCACCCAACTCAACATCACGAGCAGCCGCTAGTGTTTGATCTGTGTTACCAAGGTTGGTATCTGCGGTCATGTCCGATACCGTGAAGTCAATAGTGCCGTCACTATCTTGATACTCTACAGAGATTCTTGTTTCAGTATTCCCTGTAAGCATGCCGCCGACAATGTCCTGTACTTGCTCAGTAGTTAACTGAGTATTGGTATCTGTTACAGTGTTAGTAAGAGTAATCTTGTCGCCAGATCTAGCAATAGACATTCCTGTGCCAGCCTCAAGAACTACATCATCCGTGGTCCCATCACTGTCAGTAAGCCTAATTTTTTCCTCATCAGAGTTATCGCCATCCACGCATGAGATGGTGTAGGTCTTACCATCAGCACCATCCGATCCATTAGCTCCATCAGCTCCAGCTGGTCCTTGCGGTCCAGTAGCTCCGGTTGCACCTGTGTCTCCCTTCGGGCCAGTAGCAGTAGTAATAATAACTGGACTAACTGTAGGTGGACTAATCGTCACTACAGTAGGCGACCCCGGTGTTACAATTATGTCAGCCATTACACAGTAATATCTTCGTTAACCTTGAAGGTGCCAAACAGTTTAGTTGAAACAACTCCAGATGAGTCCGTATTTTGCAAGTCGTACACGTACAACCCTGAGTCGATCTCAGCCATATTTTCAGCCGAAATAGTTATAGTGACAGTTGAGTTGGTTGCAGTTCCGTCAGAAACAGAAAAGCTTTCAGCCTCAACAACAACACTATTCTCAGTAGTGTCCGTAAGCCTTACCTGCATGCTAAAGCCATCAGCTGTTTGAGTTGTTTGAAAGTCTACAGGAAGTGTAAACGTATCACCCTTACGGCATACGATGTCAAGGCGTACTGAAGTATCTAGATTTACTGTAGCCATTACTGATTGATTACGCTGTTAATGATGTCGTCAATAGATTCGTTTTCGATCTCCTCTTCTTCTTGCTGAGCATTCTTAAGCTCACCTCGATTACCCTTCCTTTGTTCGATAAGCTTTGACTGTTCCACAGCTTGCTTTTCGACACGGTCATCCTTACGGTCTTCTTTAAGCACATCGAGCTTTTCTCTAAACTCTTGCTCGTCAGTCTTGAACCCGAGAGTAGCTTGAGCTCTAATAAGTTCAATCTCTTTTCTGTGCTCGTGCTTGAGCTGCTCCATCTGAGCGTCGAGCTGGCTCTTCATCTGAAGCATTTGAGATTCGATCTGAGCCTCAACTTGCTTAGTTTGAATGTTTGCTTGAGCAGCAGCTTGAGCTGACTGAGCTTGTGCTTGAGCCTGTGCAGCTACGTTCTGCTGAGCGATTTGCTGGTTCATTGCCATTCGCTTCTTACGCCTAACGATAAGCAGTCGCTCAGCCTGATTGATGTCTCGGAGCTGTCTAATAGCGATAGCATCTTCGATATCAATCTCTTTTTGAGAAAGTGAGATCTGTATGTTCTGCTCCAAGTATTGCTTCTCGATATCGTCCATCTCTTTCTGGACGGTCACACCGAAGTTATACAGAGGCATGTCTTCAAACGTAGACAGCAGAGAGATATTCTCCTTGCCAATAGCGTTTGCGTACACTTTGTACAGAACTGATTCTAGTGGAATGATCTGAACGCACTTAACGATGTCAGCACAAACCTTCTTGTACAGCATCATTGAAGCATTCGTGATGTCGTAGGTTGCATTGTTGCCCGCAGCGATTGCTTGCTGCTGAACACCCACAAGAGTATCACCTTTAGGTGTGCTACCATCCATCATCTCATTGATGCCAGTGGCATCTCTGATCATTCTCAGATAGTGGTTATATATACCAATAAGCTCGTTAACATTACGAATGGAGTTGCCGATCTCTCTGACTGGCGGGTTTTGGAAGCCGCCTTCAGGGTTTTTAGATCGGTAATAGAATACACCCGTCTGCTCATAAATATCGTGTAGTTCGAGTGGCTGGAGTTCACCGCCCTTTCCAAGCTGTACATTCTCCAGTCCTTCGATGTCAATGATGATACCGTCAGGCTTGGCCTTAGCGATTGCCTGCTGGATCTTCAAGTGAGTGAGTTGCAATTGATCGGCAAACCCGATGCAGCTATCTACCATTGACTTGGGCATCATGTCCAGCAGGTTCACACACGCCACAGAGTAAGACATCTTAGCCTTAGTGATATCGTGAGCTGTCTTAGGGATGTTAGTCTTAACTCCGTAGTTAAAGACTTTATCACAGCCCATCACATGGACACCACCATACACAACTGTATTCTCAAGCTTTGTAACTTCTCTCTTGAATACTGAGTTGCTGGGTTCTTTATAGTCATTACCCTTAAAGTAGAAACCTACATTTCCGTACTTGCTCTCCTTTGATTCGAAGTAAATGCAATCTACAGACAGGAATTCAAAGTCCAACACATCGACCATGTACTCGTCATACCCATATCTGAATCTCTTCAGGTGGTTATCGTATGTCTTTTCGTTCATGGTGTTGCCGGAATAACCAAGGCGCTTCTGGCTTTTCTTGGCTATATCGCTATACTCATCTTCGGTAAACTGATCACCAGCAAGCCTTTTCAGCTCGCTGATTGTGATTCGTTTCATGTGACCTGCGTAGATCAGATCATTCATGCCGGGATCTTCAGTGTAGCTGTGAACGAATGTAGCAGGGTCTACATAATCTTCTTTGATACCGTAGTTGGGATCGTTTGTTCTCTTTACGACAGACATACCGAGTGCAGCCAGATCATCCACACATCGCCTGTAAATACTATCATTGAAGTCGTTCCACTCAAGAGTCAAGTCAGTGGCAATCTGAGCTGCAATCTCGGATGAAGACTTGATGTTATTGCCGATAAAGATCTCAGCTTCTTCGAGGGTATCAGGAACCTCATTAAGGTTTACGTTCTTGAGAGGGATCTTTTCGTTAATCTCCTGAAGCTGCTTCTTTGCTTTGATCTTCAGCTCAACCTTTCTTCTCTCTTTATCTTTCTCAGAGGAAGAGAGGGGATCTACAGCCTCAAGGTTTGGGTAGGGTTTTCTAGAAAGAATCTTGTTTACTACGATCCTAACGAACTTCGGCAGAATCGGAACTGGAGTATAATCCAAGTTCAAGAAACTGCCGTCTGCGTTAGATGGATCGAGTGAGCTAAGAAGCTGCCGATAGATCGTTGTATCCTGAGTACCGTTGGCGTACTTCCTGTTTCGCTCGAAGGCTCTGTGTCTTTTCTGTAAAAGAGACTGAGCTTTATCTAAGTCTCCCCACTGATTTGTAATAGCCTTAGCATATCTCAACCCGTAGTCAACACTCTGCTTTACGTGCGGAGCTTCCATAGGATCTGGAAAGCCCTTTTGTTTTTTTTGATCCCTGTACATTGCCTCGCAAATATAATAAATCTAGCTGTGGAAGGATTTAGGCGTATGCCTACGGAAGAACTCCTTCTCTTGAAAGTTACTCTTGACCTTTTTGCTTTTAACTTTTTGAGCAGCAAGTAGGGCAAGCCCTGATGAGATTGTAAGGTCATACTTAGTCCTCTTCTCTATCTTGTATGAGATCCAATCCTCAAGGGTTCTATTGAAATACATTGCCCCCATAGCGTCTGTTTCTGGTCTGATGCCTACGTGAGCATGAATGTGAGCCTCAATAGCTTGAGCGTGTGACTGAATCATATCGGCTGAGTTAGACGGGACGCCTTTGGTTCTCACTTTAACTTTTGCGCTGGCACTAGCTAAGTGTGAAGGTCTGTCTAGCAAGTAGTTATCATAGCCTCTTTGCTCAAAGTACCTAGCTATCCCGTACTTGTTGTTCTCTATCAAAAGAGGGTAGCCATAATAGAACGCAGCCATGAGGCAGTCCTCATAGAATATTGCTGCAAGGTCTGGGCGTGATGCGTACTCAAGCACAAACATGTTCGATGGGGCATGCATGTTGAACTTGTTATACAAGTGCATTGCGCCTTTCGACCCTCTCCCATCCACGGTCTGATCCAGATCATAGCTGTCCACCCCACCTACACCGATGTGAGCGTTTGCAGGTGCCTTCTTCCCACCCCTGTCTTCTTGATATTTATTCCTGTCCTCTGCCTTTGGGTGCCACGCTATTCGGAACCTACCGTTAGGATCGGGTGAGAAAACAACCTCTTTGTCTTTCTCCTTCCACATGAAGTTGCCCTTCACTATAGGGTTGGGGTATAGGTTGTTGTTGTGGTCAATTTGCTGGTAGATCTTTCCGACATTAAACACACTGCCTTCGATACTGTCACGGAACGCCTCGTCAATACTCCAAGGGAACTGCCTCACCAGCTCGTTCATCTCCTTAGGGTTGTGCTTCATTGCATCCCGCTCATTCTTAAGGTATGTCTTAGACCCGATGTCTATCAGCTCCCCATCAATCCCCATCACGGGTTCTTCAGGGTCTCCGGTTAAGCAGTTGCCGTACTGGTCAAAGAACCCTTCGAGTGCATCATAGGCTGGGATAAACAACCCATACAATCCACTCTTGGTCCTGCCGTTGGCGTTACGCTCTGTAGGGTCGGAGTCATCCCATAGCTTACGGAACTCCTCACCGCCTTTATCCATTGGGTTTACTGTAGATCCGACCAGAGCCTTCCCTACAATCTTTCTACCCACGATCAGACAGGTACGCTCAATACGCCACGCCTCACGTATATCCGCTGGCTTCTCCCACTTACCAGCCTCATCGAGGTACAGCATGTGGAGCTTCTCACCATCATATGCGTTGTTAGTGGTGTTCTTCCAGTTGATTACTGTATTCAGCGCATCACCCTTGATAGATGTCTTGTTGTTCTTTGTGATTCGTTTCGACGGCTCTCGGAATGCCAGCTCCATGCGTGGGTTGGTGGTACCGTCTTGAATAGGCTTGAAGAAGAATGGGTACGACTTAAACATCGATACCGTCTTCTTCATGAAGATGTTTTCCTGAGCGTCCTTACCAGTTTTTGACTGAATGCCCAGCAGCTTGTCTTTAACTTGTGTAGCCTCATCAACAAGAACCGCAGAGCAGATATTAGTGTAACCAGAGCGGCGACACTTAGTATAAAGCTGACCGATGCAACGAGGATCAGCTTCGCAAGCAGCCATGTGGATATAAATCCTCCTTTGGAAAGCGAAGTAGTATGGGTGTCCAATATCAAGCTTTGTCCATTGGAGTAACATGTAGTGCCTACCTGTAATGTACGTAGGCTCCCCATTATTGTAAAACCAAACACCGTTACGGCGGCGGTCAAACTCCCTTTCGATATATGGAAGAAATTTTTTCCTGAACTCAGCAGGTTTCTCATACCACTCATCCATGCTTCGTATTGACGACAGCTCTTGCGGCACGTCAAGCCTTCGCCACATCTGCATCTTCCGAGGCTCTTCAGAGAATAGGATTTCTTTC